ATTTCTTGAAAGGAGTTCTGAACATGAAACAGAACACAACAGACAAATTTTCAAACAAAAGAATTGCACTCGTACATCTCTTACTAAAAGTAGATGCATGGGCGCACACTTATTCGGACGGACGTGGACACTACCCTCCGATTCGTGCATTCATTGGAACAGTGTCTTTTTCATTGCAAAGGAAGTTGTTAAGACCTATGGAAATTGGTCTTACTGAAGACGAATTATGCGAGCTTGACAATCTCGTGTACCGGTGGAATTAACAATTCGAACAACTTTCAAAGAAAGGAGGTTACTTAATGTCTAAAAGTAACGAACTTAGATTTAGCGATTATTTCAATCTACCTAATCCCGGATTAAGGTCCTACTTTGACAGGACTCGATCTGGTAATAGTGAAGAGTACCGTACTACGTTTTATCGTAATAAGTCACTATCACAAGTTCTGGAAGATTGGAAACCCACCATTGATTCTATCGAGTCGAAGTGGCCTACATTGCTAAATTTTGAAAATGACCTCGCGAAGAAGGTCGGTCCATTAAGTATCCAGAAGCCTCTTAAAGAGAGAATGGATGATATTAGATCTTACTATGACTCAATCCTCCTTGAGTCAAAACCAATCTCTGATTCTGCAGTAGCGGCAGTAATTAGAGAATGGGGCAATCCCCGCGGATTGCAAATTAGGTCGCAGCGCAGAACAATTGAGTTGATGAAGAAATCAACTAACTCTGGCTCACCATATTTCCAGAAACGTAGAGCAGTAACTGATAAAACAGCTCCCTGCCACTTAGACTTTGATGAGAAAGAAGTTAAGCAAATTCTTTCCTCTTCTGATTGGTATGGTTGTGCTGTTCTAGGATGGCGTGGCCAAGAAGGCGGACCTACAGATGATGACGTTAAGCAAAGAGTAGTTTGGATGTTTCCCTATGCTGTCAACATCTGTGAACTACAGTTTTACCAAGTAGCAATCGAAATTGCGCAACAACGATTGTTCACTCCAGCTTGGGTTAGCATGGAGGCGGTAGATCAAAGAATTACTAAATTATTTGATACTAAGGGTAAACGCGATCTGGTAATCTGTACAGATTTTTCAAAATTCGACCAACATTTTAATAAAGATATGCAAGATGCAGCCAAATCCATCATTGCAAAGTTATTGGGTCATGACGCTGAAAGCCGTCGTTGGTTGAATGAAGTATTTCCTGTTAAATATAGCATTCCTCTCGCTATTGATATGGATAATATAATCCGCGGATTCCATGGAATGGGATCTGGTTCAGGAGGTACAAACTTTGATGAGACTGTAGTACATAGGAGTCTACAATACGAAGCAGCTCAGTCAAAGCATAAGATGCTAAACCCAAATTCACAGTGCTTAGGTGACGATGGTATTCTAAGTTATCCTGGCATAACTGTGGAGGATGTAACGCGATCGTATTCTGCACATGGGCAAGATATGAATGTAGACAAGCAGTATGCGAGCGAACATGACTGCACATATTTACGTCGTTGGCATCACGATGAATATAGAGAAAACGGTATATGTGTGGGTGTTTATTCAACTTATCGAGCGTTGGGTAGGTTGTGTGAGCAAGAACGCTACTATGACCCTGAAATTTGGGGGCCTAAGATGGTGGCTCTACGGCAGTTATCTATTATTGAGAACTGTAAGTACCATCCTCTCCGTGAGGAGTTTGTTAACTTCTGCATGAAAGGGGATAAATTCAGACTGGGACTGGATATCCCAGGTTTCTTGGATAATATTGAAGTATTAGCTAAAGAGGCTACGGATCTCATGCCTGATTTCTTGGGTTATACTAAGTCGCTTCAGCCCAAAAGTGGAACTGGTATAGCCGATTGGTGGATAGTTAAATATCTGAAATCACAACGGTAAAATCCGGATGGTGCAGCAAACCATTAACTCC